CTTTTATACAAAAAAATAAAAAAATAAATTTATATAAAAGAAGCAAAATAATTGTAGAAGTAAAGCTGTAACATATTGAAATAACTATAAATAATACTAATAGACAAAAAACAGTAGTAAGCATATATACTATTAGAAAGTTTTTTAAAGATCTAATTGATTTGATTTTTATAATTGTACCTTATTATATAGAGAATTTGAGGAGTTATAAAAATCAAATCATATTTGATTCTAAGTTATTGTCAATTTTAAAATGATTTGGGGAATCAATGATAACCAAAAGTAAAGCTATTAAATCTTTTCTTCAAGCGAAAACCCGCAAGGATTTGGCAAATCTTTATTCTTTAAAAATGGAGTGCCAAGTTAATGTTGCTCAAGATGGTGGTGATCGTATTGAAGGAGAATATAAAGGAAGAAAATGGCATGGTTGGACTGATAGTCTAACAACTTGGAAATCTTTTAGAATACCATTTAAAGCTAATACTGATCCTTATTACCAAGATTCCAAAATGTCTTTTGATTTAGAGTCTCATGTTGAAGGAATTGGAATGACAGGTTGGGATTGGGATAATCAAGTTAGTAAGTGGGTTGCTTTTGACTTTGATGCTTTGATTGGGCATTCTGATAAACATTCTAAAAAATTAACAGATAAAGAATTAACAGAAGTCAAAGAAGCAGCCTTAAAAATTCCCTGGGTAACTGTTCGCCGTTCAACAAGTGGAAAAGGTCTTCACCTATATGTTTTTTTAGATTCTATTCCTACCAGTAATCATAATGAACATGCAGCTCTCGGTAGAGCGATATTAGGAATTATGGCAGCCATTACAGGTTTTGATTTCACAAATCGTGTAGATATTTGTGGTGGCAATATGTGGATCTGGCATCGTAAAATGGAAGGAACTAATGGATTAGAGTTACTTCAACAAGGAACAATTTTTAAAGATATTCCAAAACATTGGAAAGATCATATTAAAGTTATTACAGGTCGAAGAAGAAAAAATCTTCCACAAGACATCGAACAAAGTGGAACTGTTGATATATTTGAAGAACTTTCAGGACAATATCCTAAAATTAAACTTGATGAAGAACATAAAAGACTTATTAATTTTTTAAGAGAAAGTAATGCCATTTGGTGGTGGGACCAAGATCACTATGCACTAATCACACATACCTATAATTTAAAACAAGCTTTTATAGAATTAAATTTAAGAGGGTATTTTGAAACTTCTTCGCAAGGATTAAATTTAAATGAGCAAAACTGTTTTATGTATCCTCTCCAACAAGGTGCCTGGGCTGTTAGAAGATTTACAACAGGCGTTCAGGAACATGATTCTTGGGATCAAGATGGAGCAGGATGGACAAGGTGTTATTTTAATCGTATCCCAACACTGGAAACTGCTTGCCGGGCTTTTGGAGGACTTGAAAATACTAAAGGGGGATTTGTTTTTAGAGATGCAGAGTCAGCTGTTAATGCAGCAGCTTTACTTGGTGTCCATTTAAAAATTGGATTACCTCAACGAGGACGTCAAACTATTCTTAAACAACATAAAGATGGTCGATTGATTTCTGAAATCAGTCATGATGTTAATGATCGATCAGAAGAAATGGGAGGCTGGCTTCCTGATGTTAAAAAGAAAATTTGGACAAAAATTCATAATGTAAGAACCTCACTTCCTACAGAAACTGAACATTCAACTTTTGATGATACTGTTAGACATTTAGTTACAACAAATAGTGAAGATTATGGTTGGATGATTCGAAGTGATAATTTATGGAGAACGGAACCTTTAACACATATAAAAGTTGCTTTAGCTGCATTAGGATTAAGTACCAAAGATATAACTAATACCTTAGGTTCTTCAATTTTTAAATGTTGGACATTAGTTAATAAACCTTTCCAACCCGAGTACCCAGGAAATCGTCAATGGAATCGAAATGCAGCTCAATTAAGATTTACACCATCTATTAAAGAAAATCTTAATTATCCTCACTGGTTGAGTATATTAAATCATTGTGGTGAAGGTCTTAACCAAGCTGTTAAACAAAATAGCTGGTGTAAAGCTAATGGAATTTTAACTGGTGGTGATTATCTTAAATGTTGGATCTCTTCGATTTTTAAAGAACCAGATGAACCTCTACCATATCTTTTTCTCTATAGCCAACAACAGGGAACTGGTAAATCTATTTTTCATGAGGCATTAAGTTTACTTTTAACAAAGGGATATATTCGAGGTGATGCTGCTCTAATTAGTCAAGGTGGATTTAATGCCGAACTTGAAGGTGCTATTATCTGTGTTGTTGAAGAAACTGATCTTCGAAGAAATCATACAGCTTATAATAGAATAAAGGATTGGGTGACTGGTCGTGAGGTTCTTATACACGTTAAAGGGAAAACTCCTTACCATATTAAAAATACAACTCATTGGATTCAGTGTTCTAATAATCACCAAGCTTGTCCTATTTTTTCTGGAGATACTCGAATAACAATGAGTTATGTTTCTCCTATTGATCCCTTAAATCTTATTCCTAAAAAGAATTTAATCCCTTTACTTGAGCAAGAAGCCCCTGATTTTTTAACAGCTGTTTTAAATCTTGAACTCCCACCATCTAATGACAGATTAAATATTCCTGTTTTAGAAACTGAAGATAAAAAGATTCTTCAACAGCTTAATGAATCTGATTTAGAGAGATTTATCCGAGAAAGTTGTGATTCAATTTTTGGCTCAGTAATTAAACAAAGTGAATTTTATGAACTTTTTATGGCTTGGATAGATCCTGAAGAAGCTTATAAATGGTCGAAAATTAGAGTTGGTAAAGAATTACCTGCACAATATCCTCGGGCAAGATTAAGAGGATCAGGTCAATTTTATATTGGAAATATCATGTGGAAAGAAGGAGAAAAACCTAAAAAACCACAAAAATATATTGTTGTTGATGGGTATCTGGAATATGAAAACGATTAAAGAAACATTAGACTCACTAAAAGAGCATGAAAAACAACAGCTTATGTATGGTTTTGAGCATGAGTTTGCTCAATTTGTATGTTTAGAAAATCATAAGTTTATAGGAGTTAATGTCAAAAATATTAAACATCTTGAAATTGAACAAGAAGCTGGTAATTGGGCAATGGGAATCATTAAAGGAAAGGAATAATGCAATATGTTGAATATGAATGGGCTAAAAAAATAAAGTTGTAGGCTTAACAATCTATGAATGGATAAAATTAAGACCTAATCTTTCTTTAAAAACCAGAGGCCAAGTTATTAATGACTGGCGGCGAGGTACAGTATTGCTAAATATAGGTGAAAAACCTTTAGTAACTTCAGCTAATCAAAAAAGTCAAGATACTTGGATTAAAAATCAAATTAATCCTGATTTTCATCAAAAACAATATTTACAAAAATATTTAGAAGGAGTATGGAAACTATGATTATTGTTTGGTGTTGTGTAGCTTTTGGAGTAGGTTATTTTACCCGTTGGGGTACCCAACGTTTTATTGACTGGGTAGAAAGAGAGGTAATTGATGGCTGATTTAACAAATCTATTTGATGAACTTGATAGACAAAGCTATGAAGAAGAAGATGAAAAAAGTCATGAAGTTACTATTCGTGCTCCTTTTGGTTATCCAGGTGGTAAATCAAAGATAGCAGCAATGATCATTAACCGTCTTCCTTATAGGAATAAATATATTGAACCTTTTGGAGGATCAGGAGCTATTTTATTAGCTCGAAAACCCAGTTGCTTGGAAGTATTAAATGATCGCTATGCTGGAATTGTTGCTTTTTATCGTTGTTTAAGATATCCAGAAAAATATAAAGCTTTAATTGATTATCTTGAGTTAACGGTCCATAGCCGAGAAGATTTTGTTGATGCAAAACAATCGTGGTGTGAAGAAAAAGATGATGTTGTCAGAGCAGCCAAATGGTATTATATGATTAATTATAGTTTTGGTTCTCTTGGCAGAAACTTTGGAAGATCAACTAATGCTCGTGGATTAATGTCAGGAAAAATTAGAAATAAACTTAAACTTTTTCCATATATTCATGAAAGACTCAAAAAAGTTCAAATTGAAAATCAAGATTGGGCTACTTGTATAAAAGATTATGATTCAAGAGATACTGTTTTTTATCTTGATCCCCCTTATGTTGATGTTTACCAAGGGACTTTTGTCCATGAAATTAATAAAGATCAACATTATAAAATGTTAGATATAATTTTCCAATTAAAAGGATTCGTTGCTTTATCAGGTTACTCAAATCCTTTATATGAAGATCAACCTTGGGATAATAGATTTGAATTTCCAAGTTTTGTTTCTATCAATAGTTGTACAGCAGTTAAAAATAATTACAGGAAATGCTTAACTAAACGTGAACCTGTTCAGGAGGTTTTATGGATCAAAGAGTAATAAAAATTACAGATTACCTCAAAGAAAAAAATAAAAAGACTAAGGAAAAAGTTAAAAAGAAGCTTCAACGAGCTATTCGTAAAAATGAACTATGGAAAAGAAAGGAGGAATAATGGCTAAAAGTATGCAGCATTGGAATAATAATCAATTATGTGTGATTGATACAGAAACAACTGGAGTCGATTATTTTTGGCATGAAATAATTCAAATATGTATTCTTCCACTTAACTCAAATATTGAAGTCAGAAAAGATGTTTTACCTTTTTATATTTTTTTACAACCTGATTATCCTGAGAGGATAGATCCTGAAGCAATGAAAAAGAATAAAATTAAATTATCTGATTTAAGAGATCAAGGATTTGATAGATTAAAAGCTGTTGATATGCTTGAAGATTGGGTTAAAACATTAGGAATAGGTTTTAATAAATATGGTTATCCTGCTAAAATAACTCCCTTAGGCCATAATTATTCTTTTGATATGGGATTTCTTAATAGGTGGTTAGGTAAGAGTTTATATGATGAAATTTTTCACTATCACCATAAAGATACAATGATAGCTGCTAATTGGCTTAATGATGCTGCTGCTTTTAAAGGAGAAAAAGTTCCTTTTCCTAAAGTTAATCTCCAGTATCTATGCAATATACTCAATGTACAATCAGAAAGAGCACATGATGCTCTCTCTGATTGTGTAAGTACTGCTGGAGTTTATAAGAAAATGTTAAATATGGGACTTTTCTTTTAACTTTTTCTTTGGTTTTATTTTAGGTTTACCACCACATTCATGACATTTGACAATACTAACTTCTTTATCATAGTAACCACATTCAATAATTCTTTCAGTAGCTCCACAAGGCAAAGTTTCTGATTTATCAAATCTATGTTCACAATCTTTTAAAATAGGATGATAGACTAAAGGATTCTTATCATCTTGACAATAGCCTTTTGGAGCTGGCGGATAGGGCTTTTTATTTGGAATTATTAATCTACCATCAGGGAGTTTTCGAAACATCTGATTTTCCTTTCTGAATTGCCTGTTTAATTTTATTGACAACTGAGTCAGCATCAGTTATTAATCCACCAATGGTACCAGTTGCAGTTCCAATAATTATGCCAACATCTGAAAAAGTTGCTTTACCAAGAGCAACAACAGTTAAACAAGCAATATTAATAAATGTAAGACTTATTACTGCTAATGATTTTGGATTCATCATTCTACCTCAACAAGTCGAATTAATGCGTCTTGTTTATCCAGATGCAAGTTAATTCGGTATCGTGTACAATCATCAATTGGTTCCGTATTATCTTGATACTCTGTGATACCTTCCAATACAATGAACATATCAGCTGCTCCAACTTTTGTTGCCCGAGTTGCCTCTGATAAAATAGCAGCAACTAAACTTCCAACAGTAGCTGTTGGCATATTATTAGCAAATCGGATATTATCAACACCTTCATGGCCCTGTGTTTTTGTATATAGTCCCTGGGAAATAGCCACTCTATTGGCAACAAACAAGCCCAACCTGTAACCGGTTGTATTTCCAAGTAACCGATAAATAACACAATCCTCTGTTGGATTTTGTGTAATATGTTTGACTCCATTACTATCATAATAGATAACTGCACCAACCATTGGACAAGCTAATACAAAAAAACTTACAATTAACATGATAATTAATTTTTTCATTTTCGTCTCCTTAAATTAGGGGATTGAGGTCCAATAGGGACCTGTAAGCTAAAATCTTTAGGGACTTCAGCACTTACATAAATAACAACGCATTGAAAACAAATAACAGGAACTTTTTCACCATTTTCTAAATTTATATTTGAAGCTTCCATCACTATTGGAACATTATATTTTCTTAAAATAGTTTCTGTTCCAGGTTCTGAAAAAATAGAAGTAGCACACCCAGTTAATAGTAAATATAAAATAATTATTCTAACCATAACGGCCTCCTGAATCTTTCCAATCTTTTTTATTATGTTCTCTATTCTCCCAATCATTTAAATCTTTTACATTATCTTGACCTGAAGAACATTTATACAATATTATACACATATTGCATACTTTAGCTTGTAACTTTATATCATCAATTTGAGGACATCCCTCTGCAATAGCCATTATGGACCTTTTGGCCTTCCATAATATTCAGGGTGACGGCCACTTTCCTTTAATTCCATTAATCGAAGTCTTATTTTATGATCTTGAACATCTTCCTCAATTGCAATTATTTTTTCAGCCATTCCTTTTGTATAAGCTTTAATATCTCCTTGTTGAGCAACAATAGCCCATTGAGCACCACCAATAATTATAACAGTAAAAAAAGCCAATCCACTCATGAGCCAAACAAAGGTTTTCTGATCAACTTTTTTATCAAGACATTGTTTTATTGCTGCAAGTTTTAATTCTATTTTTTCTGTAAGTTTATCCATAGCCTCAGCTACTGGTTTACAGAGAGTTGTACAGGTCATTTGCCAATTTTCTCGTCTTTCTGGTTGTCTAACAATATGCTCAGTCATCACCAACCTCCTTAAGCAAAGGACTATTCAAAGTATTACTAACGGTAAATCCTTGATTTTCTAAATCTAATTTTTGTTGATCAAGAATAGTGAGAAAAGTTGTCGCTCCACTAACTGATAATTCATCTGATAAAGAATTAGTTCCAAAGAGTCTTGCTCCTATTCTATCAATCTCTAAGTCAGAATCGTAGAGAACAGTTTCATCATCAAAAAATTCAAAAAAAACTTCAAATCCACTTTGATAATTTAATATTTCATGATTTTGTAAATCAAATTTTATAATCCAAGAACGAGACTCCCACGCATTGGTATTATCAGCAATTTGAATTAAACTATGAGAATCATAACCTTCTATTCGAGTTTCTCCAATACCAATATAAATTCGATAAAGGCCAATTTCTGGTTGCTCGATTCTTAATTTTTTAAATTGTGTTGATATTATATTATGAACAAATTGATTATTATTTAATTGATTATAAAGTCTCCCTTGTTCAGCTCCTTTAACAGCCCAAGCAGCAACTTCACTTGGTTTTTCTATTCGATAAACATCTTCAATCCCTATTGTATTATTACCATCTTTATATTCGCCAGATTCATTAGCTGTTAGATGATCACATTGTTTTGTAAACCAGCGACTACCACTTGTTACTGGTGGCCATTCACTATAAGCATTTTTTATATGATCAGGAGCATCCCAGGGATCAGGATTAATCCCATAAACTCTCCATTTTTCACTTTGATACTCATCATTATAATATAATCCAATATCTATCCAACTATCTGATAAATTAAAATTTTCAATATTACTTTCTTTACCTGTTATACATACAATTCCATGAAGAGAAGCCTCAATAAGAATTTTTTGTCCATCAGGTAAATTTAAATTATATCGATCAATAGAAGCCACTCCAAAAGGATCAGCTATATAATAATTACCTGAACACCCATTATTAAAATATTCATTAAAATAATCTTCTGGACTTGATGAATATTCTTGTAGCCAATGCCTAAATAAATTTTGATTAAAAGATGTTCCAAGAGAATATTGAAAAAGCTGTTCTTCAGTTCGCAAATATGGTATTTGATTTTTAACTTCTATATAAAAGATTTTATAAATCTGTTCAGGAGTAACTAAACAGTTATTTGAATCAAGAAAACATTCATAAGCCCAAGCATCACCATCTGGATTACTTCGACCATTCCAATATTGTTTAAAATTAGTCTCTAATAAACAAGCATAAATAATCCCTCTCTTTTGTCTAAAAGGGCGCACCTGGTTTTTTCCCCCCTTTCTACCTGTAAACACAAAACCTTCTAATGGATTACCTTCATCATCAAATTCATTAAGTTCAAAACTATCAGCTTTAGTCCCAAGCTCAACGCCAATAGCTGAAGGTTCAGTTCCATCAGAAAAAGCTGATAGATCAAAAGCATTATAACCTAAACCCTCTTCACCAGCAGCTAAATCCTGAATTGGAAAAATAATACCACCTGCCGGAAGACTATTTGCTGAAGGTTTTTGAACAATCGTATATTCATTATCAAATGAACCTCTATTTTCAGCAGGATTATAAGCTTCAATAGCTTCATCAGCTTTTATTTTTTCTAATTTAGGATCTAAAGAACCATTAGTTACAGCAATCTCGCCACCATCAACACCCATAACATTGAATCCAAAACTCTTTTTAGAAAGTTCTTTTGATCCTTTAATCGTTCCAACAGTATCCCCAACTCTTGTTTGATTACTTTCACTATAATTAGGGTGAATACCCGGATTTAAATCATAATCAACCCATTGTGGACTACTGGCTGAATAACAACAACCAACTTGCCCACCAAAAATACTATCAGGATTTGTAAAAACAATTTTATCAGGTTCCTGATTACTTTTTGTTGGGGAACCTAAAAGTAGGATATTAGTTTCAACTCGATTACCATCTTGATCAAATTTATAGGTTCCATCTCTTTCTAAACCAACAATTTCATGACATAAATAACCAACAGATGAACCATCAACAATTCGACATTTAAGACATTGAGAATCACCATAAGTTGTAATATTATTAATTGTCTCACCATCAATTAAAGGTTCACAAATTGTATGTAACTCAACACTGGCAACTGGATTAGGAGGACTCCCAGGAATATATTCATCGCCAGCATCATAATATCCACTATCTAAAGATGGTTGTCCACCAGTTGCTGTTCCTGCACTTGAAGCTACCTCACACTCAATTTCTATCCTATGATCAGAAACATTGTGCCCAACTGATAGAATTAAGGCAGGTAAAGAATATTCACTAAAAATTAATAAATTTAAATCTACCCAATCAAAAGGTTCAAGAGGTAATGTAGGTAAAAAAGTTACCATATCAAGTTGTCGCCAACTATTAGAATATCGATAACCCCAAAAAGTAGCTGCCACTTTTATGCATTCTAAATTTGTGTAAATATAAAAATCTTGAGTCTGATCAATAGTTCCAAATTGACCAGTATTATTTGTATAAATAAATTCTTTAGAAGATTCAGCTTCATCACTATAGTCAGTTTTCCAGTTAGCTATTAATTTAGTAACTATTTCATCAGTATCAGAAAATTTTAAATTTGAAGATTTTAATTCAATCTCATTTGCTGTTAAAGGAAAAACACTATCAGGAACATTAGCAAGATTTTGTATAAAAACAACACCACCCCTTTTGATTAAAGCACAACGACATTGCCAAGCCATTTCTTCAGCAAGTTGAAGAGGGTCAGGTTGTGAAAAAAGTACCCAATGAGAAGGAAGATTTGTCAAATCACTGGCAACTGAAGAAAAGGAAGCTGCATCAGTTGTTAAGCCTGTTGCGTAAGTATCAATAATCCATTTGATCTGTGTAGCTGTATTTGAAGATAAACTTGAAGTTAATGATATATATATTTCATCTTCCCAACCACTATCATCTTGTGTGCTTAGTGGTTGATCCATTAAAATAGCAGTAACTGTTTTTCCCCCATAACTATAACTTGTGTTTATTGTGTAGTAACTGGAGGGAACTTCAAAGAAACCTGGCTTCCCATAACAGTTACGTTTAGCAAAAACTCCTTGAACTGATGCTGAACTAACAAGATTAATTATATAAATTAAATCATAGGCAGTCATTTCAGGATCTACAATTAATTCTTCTTCTGTTGGTTCAATTTGTTGAACTTTAACAGCCTTAACCATTTTTGGATTGCCAAAAACTATTGGCCAAGGAATATTAATAGCTGAATCAAGTAAATTTTCTATTGAATCTTCAATGGGAGCAAAACCAACTTCACCAGTTCCTATGAAAGATTCAATACTTGCAGTAAAAATTCTTTCTCCTTCCGACCAATTAATAGGACCAGCAATTTTTCCTTTTATAATTATGGCAGCATCTGAAGCTGGCAAATCAGCATAATGATGGTAAGCTGTTGCAACTACTCCTTCAATTATATCAGTATTTATGCGATCTTTCAAATCACTATCAGTATCATCAAGACTAAAGTCAATAGAAGAAACTTCACTAATAGAACCTATTCTCCCTTGACTTTTAACAGATCGATCTTCAGGTAATAATCGAGTTTCACAAACATTACCATCAAAGGTATAAGTTTTTTCAGAATAATATTTTGTTCCTGATGGCCACTCAATTTTAAGAATGAAAAGAGGCTCAGTCCCAAGAGGAGTTTGTGAACGTATTTCTGCATCTGTTGTTAGTATTTTAGACATTAGCTAATTACCTGTAATTTTTTCTTAGGATAAACTTGAGCTTTACAATCAGCACAAGTACTAAAATTTCGCTGCATTGGATGTGTTAATGTTTTAATCGTTGTTCCAACATATTGATAACATCGACCACCAGCCATTATAAAAGGGTATTCAGTTTCAGATACTATATTACCATCCCAAGCTTCAATTTGAAGATCAGTTGCTATCTGTCCTATATGATTAGCAAATCCCTGTGTACCATCTTCATTACCAGCAAAAAGTAATCCTATGATTTTCCAGATCCCTGCACTTTGAACTAATATTAATGAGCCAGAATCTCCTGGTTGAAGAAAAGGAGTAAGTGATTCAACCATCATTTGATTATAGTAATCAGCATAATCACCATTACTATTAACTCTGGCTGCAACTTCATTTGAGATAATTGTTCCTTGTGTCAATTCTGTTGTTCGTCCCATTTTATAAGCAGTGGTTCCTGGAGCATACTCAAGAGATGAACTAAGAAACTCAAAAGGTCCTCTTGAAATATTTCTAATATCTGTTTTCATTAAACCAGCTGCTAATGTTATAATAGCTGCATCTACATAATTTTCACCTTCATCCCCAAATTGTGTTGCTATTGCCCTTTTGGGATTTCCAATATTATCAGCATCAGTTGTTCCCCCATCATTATAAGAAGGTTGTCGCATGTTAATATGTGAAATTGCAGTATTACCATAAACTGGCCAAACATAATTAATATCAAATAAGGTTCCAGCACAATGGTTACAGGTTAAAGCAACGAGTGCACCATCTAAGGAGTCCCGAACAATTCCGCCAAGAGTACCAGAACCTAAATTTGATTCAACACAACTAATCCCACCCATTAGAGGTCGGAAACGTTGAAAAGCTTTAATAACTCCTCGCTCAATAACATCAGTCCGTAGTCCATCTTTATAACGAGGAACCACATCTTTAGCCTTCAATTCACTAAGAGGAAGTTTCTTTGTTACTTGGACAATTAATTTACCTTTATTTTTATAGACAGCTGTAACATTAGCTAATCTAAGTACAGAGTTCATATTCGCGATTTGCATTACCTTCACTCTCCACTTCAAAAGTAAAATAACATTCTCCTGAATTTCCTCCTCTTCCAGTACTATAGATTTCAAAAATCGGAAAAGGAGCAAGTCCATTATTTAATCCACCACCAGTTGCCTCAACACTAAAACTAAATTCACTTTCACCAGCACTTAAATTTTGACTATGAGCATTAATAGAAAATTCAACTTCACCCCAATTAATCTGATAGCCTTCAACTAAAGCATCAATAGGAGGAAAAACACATCTTCCTTGCCCATCACCTGAAAGTCCTGAACTTTCAACTTCAAAATTAATTATTAAGAAACCCTCACCTTCATTTTGATTATCAGTGATCGTTTCAATATTCTGTATATAATCTAATAGTCTCATAATTAAGGTATCAAAAAATAAGTTTCAGTTAAAATATTAGGTACTTTATTCAATACACTAAGACATTGGTCTTTAATTGATCTATTTGATCCTCCATATTTATATCCATCTCTTAATAATTCAAAAGTATAAGAATTATTTTGATAAGTTATTAGTCCAGGAATACTAACACCTTCACCACATCCTTGAGGAGCATAAGCTACAAAAATATAAATAATTCCATTAGATTGTAAACTTTTAAAAGTAGTTAAACTTTCTATAGGTCCTAATTCATCAGACAAATCTATTGTATATTCTAAATTCCACCCAGAACCAGTCTCTTTATAAATATAAAAATTATAAAAATCTTGACTAATAAAAATTAAATCATCAATATTATCTATATATAAAGCACCTTTGATTACATTATTAGTAATAAAAGTATTTTCAGATCCCCAACTTCCATCTTTTATAATTATTTGAGCATCTCCAGCATATTTATAAATAATATAAATTATTGAATTTTTTGCACATAGTGACATAACTCCATATCCAGAAACACTAACTCCAGGATCATCATTTACCCAACTTCCTCCTGTCGTTTTATACCAATAACGTAATGCATTAGAATCTGTAAAAGCTAAATGAATAGTGTCATTTTCATCTATCCACATATCCCACATATAATTTATGTAAGCACCTCCTGCAGAGATAAGAGAAGGACTTGACCAACTTCCATCATAATAAACATGATAAAAATTTGCTCCAGCTTTATAGATAACTTGAATATCATCATTAGAGTCTATTATTAAATGCATTAAGTTACCAGCTGAGATAAAACTCATATCTGTTTTAACCCAACTTCCAGTTACATTTGTAAAATAATCATCAGTTTCTCCTGAAATTTTAGTAATCCAATGGATTTTTCCATTAGAATCCAAGTCAATTGCTCCTGGGAGCATTCGTTCTGGGATATTAGGAAGGGAAGGTTCAATTACACTTTCACCTAAAATTTCTAAAGTTCCAATCGCAATTTCAGAAACTGAAAAAGGTAAACTGTTTATATACCCAAATCTAATAGTTGCAATATCTTCATTATAAAACCATTGAATACAGTAGTTAGTTCCATCAGTAGGAGTTAGACTATAAATAAGATCATAAGAAACTGATCGTAAAACATATGTATCTTCAGGAATTCCTAAAGCCTTCACAAAAGGATCTCGTAAATCAGTCATCCAAGAACCTATTGCATTTAATTGACCATAGCCTATTTGATTCATTACCCATTTTTCACCATCCCAAGAAATCTGGTCTTCATCATCAGATTCCCAATAATCAGGGCTTAAATAACTTGTCCAATCTATTATCTCTGCTGGATTAACAGTTAGCAACTCATTATAAGTACGTACAAATATATTATCCCGATAATATTCAAATTCATCAAGCTCATCAGGAGTTACAAACTGTTGTCCATTTTCATCAACTGTTATAATAGTCATATTATGCTCTCGCTAAAAGTAAAGATAATTTTTCAATATTATTAACTCTTAAAGATGTCCAAGTAAAAGCATCAGTTATCATTGTTCCATAAGTACAGTCTTGCCAACCTTCACCTATAACAAAATCTTCACACTCTATTGTAGTAGTTGAAAAAGTAACTTTAAGTATTCCTGCATTAATCCAAAATTCAACTTTTTGCCCATTATAACTTGTTGAACCATTTAATTGTCTCCAACCTGTCACATCAAGACTATTAGCCCTATATTTAGTAACACTAATAGTTTCAATGTAATTAATCTCTAATTCAGATTGATAAGCTCTTACTAAATTCCAAGCTAATAATGAATGATCTAAGGAATCAAGATTTGTTGTTCCTGTTGATGATCCTCCTCCTTCATCATCACCACCTTCTTCATCATCATCAACAGGAGGATCATCAATTATTTCAACAGGCACATCAACATTAGGAATACTAACGCCTTCATCAATTTGAGTTTCAAAAACTTCACGATGCCTAAATTTTTTAAGAGAAAAATAAGAAGATTCAAATTCTATTAGTTTCTCAGTAAGTACATAATAATTGTCACCGGCTAATGTTGCAAAGAAAGTCCCCCATCCATACATAGCGATTTTAAAAATCCAACCACTATCAGTTCCATTATCAGAATAACTGACCTTGACATCAGGAGGAACCTCACCAACTACTGGTGAAGTATCTGGAGCATCAAAACCTATTCTTTCTAATAAAAGAACAGATCCATTCGACCAAGGCCCACCAAGTTCACTTATAAAAGCACCCAATGTTACCTTTATATATCTTGGAAAATTCCTAAGCCAACAATTAAGGGACTCTGGATATTCTTGTTTAGCCATATTAACTTGCTGGTACTATTAAATCAAAAGTATTAACAACAAAATCAACTCCATTAGTAATAGTTAATGAAGCAAGATTCATCTGTCCACCTGAACCTAATGCAACAGCTCCATCAAATCTAACAGCTGTAGTTGAGGCACCTGTTGTGTGAGATTGATCAAAAAATCTAAACCAACCAGCTTGGCCTGTTGCCCCTGGTGTACCTAACCAGGTCTGAGTAGAAAGTTTTCCAAGTGTTCCACTACTTGGATCATCTTCAAATTCAAGCCCATTAAGACCTGTTGTAGTATTATGAGCATTACCATCATCAGTTATTGTAACTAAAAGAGTACCTGATTCCACATCATCAGAACTGGCTGGTTGAGCACCTGTTCTAATCTCAATAACTCCATGTTTAACAAGATCATCAATAGATCCACCTTTAGCAGCAACAACAGCCGTTGCAGCGGCAAAAGCTTCAGCCGTATCAACTGTTGCAGTAGCAAATTCTAATGTACCTGAAGCTACAGCTAATAATTTAGCCAAAAGATCATTAGCAGAAGTAGTTGCATTAAAACATTGAATCCAATCGCCAATCTCAAATCCGGCTGTAATAAATCCATTACCGGAATCCGTAATTGAATCATTACTTCCACCACCATCAACAAAAGCTCCTGTTGCTCCTACTAAAATAGCATGTGGAGTTCCGGCTAAACCTACCAATGCATTTCGCATTCCTGTACTTATTCTGATAGACATAATTTATCTCCTAACTAAAAGTTAAAACTATTGATAGTCCCTTGGGAGGAGTAGTTGGTAACTGATCAACATCAACATAGATCTGATCACCAGTTGCAATGTCATCATTGCTTGTATTTATTACCCCATCACTAACATTATATTCATCATAATCTATTGTTATAAGAGTTGAAAGCATATCAACATCTGCTCCTGCTCTTCTTCTTCTTATTTGAACATTTGTTGTACCTGATCCTGAACCTAACGTATGGACTGAAGCAATTGCATCTGTCAAATCAAGCCCATTCATAAGTAAAGGAACTGTAAAAGCAATAAACCCATTAGCTATTTCAATATCTATATCGCTTGGATAAGGAGCAAAATTAATGAACTTAGCAGCACTATTTGCAACCATAAAAGAGTCAATTTGTGCATGAGTATTAGTTCCTATGTCAGTTAAATCAGTATGACTTTTAGTTGCAAGATCTGCTAAATCAGAACTTGTTTTATCAATTACTGACCAAGCAATATCATCAGCACTCAAATTTGCTAAAAAACTATCAACAAAATCAGAAACTGTTGCCTTAACATTGCCAGCTGTTCCAAGAGAAGTCCGCAACATCATAACAAAATCAGTCCCTAAGATTGATCCTAAAGTTGAAAAATCTGACCATTTACTCATATCTGATCTCCTTCAAACTCAAGAGTTGTTGCTAAATAACTTCGTCTTACACCTTTTTCTTCAAAAGGATCATTGATAAAAACTCCCCGCCATTGAACTGAATTTTGATCAAGATAACCAGCATCGCCATCAACTGCACGATAAATAAAATCTTTTAATTTAGCGGCTTCAGTGAAATTAAGATTTGTAAAATCAAGAAGTAGTTTTCTTGAGTCACCAACCATTATGTAAGAATAAACTCGTCCAGTCATTGCTATCCCAAAAGTAGCAACTTGTGTTAATTGATCAGTATCACCAAGTATTGGATTTGGTAAATCAATAGTAACTGTTGGGGTTATATATGGATAAGTTAACGTAACCATTTAATATCCTTCAACCTGAATTGCTGTTGCATCATCTTCTTCATCAATTTGATTATCATCTTCATCCTGAATCTGATACCACGATCCATCATCCAATGTTTTATTATAAAGATAATCACCTGTTGCTCCTGGAGCAGGACTAACAATTGATGTACTACCTTCACATTCACCAGTTAAAAATGTTATTTGATTAGCCATAAATTCAAAAGAAGCATCAAAGGAACATCCATCTTCTCTAACAGTTATTATTTCTGTTGAAGGAGTTACTATATATCCTGTTCGAGGAATCCCGTAATGATCAGTTATGGTTACCTGTTTACCTAATGATTCAATTAAAAAATCTAAAAAATCATCTCTCTGTGTTTCATTCAATCGCTCAATTTGATATGGGAAATTTTCAACAACAGGCCAATCAGGATCTTTAAAACTTTTCCTATTCCCACCTTTCGTCTTTCTAAAGATTCGTTGACTTGTAAATCTTTTAATATCCCCAAAAGATGGATTTGGTAAAATTACAGTTGTTGAACTATAAACAAGAGTTAAACTCATAACTTAACTCTCCCTCGTCTAATTTCTCGGCGCAATTCTTTACCAAAACCAACTACATCAAGTCGACCAGTAGATGATGCCTGAGGATAAACACTAATATCCCCAACCTGATAAGTAGGTCCACCTGAACTAAATCGATTTCCTGAGTTCATAGCAACTATTTGACTATAAAAACCTTTTGTTGCTTTTTCATTCATTACAAATTCTTTTTTATTAAGCCAAGCAGGAACACGATCATAACTTGATCCACCACTTGCAAATCTTTCTGCTTGTTGATTAAATTGAACACCCTCCCCTAAAAGAGCTAAAGCTCTAACTTCTCCATAAGCTGTTCGAGCATCTTTAACATATTGTTTCCAAATATTTCGAGAAACATTTAATTCTTCTGTTTCTCTTTTTTTAATAAATTCTATCTGACTTTGTCTGGCTGCTCGTTCAATATCAATAAGTTTTAATTTATAATATTCTTCTAACTGGCCTCTGGCTGTAACTAATTGAAATTGATTAAAGAAATCAACACCTATTTGTTTTGCAATCCCTTGAAGTTTACCAAAAGCTTTACTTTGTTCAGAAAAAACTTGCTTTAATTTTTCAGGATCATCAATTTTAAAAAATGCAGTTGTAGTAGTATCAAGAATTTTTTTAGTTTGATTTTTAACATATTCGATAAGATTAGTTTGAGCTTTTTCTTTTTGACTAATAAAACCAAGCTCTTCTTTAGCCCTTTGTTTAATTAGATTTCGTAAATCTTGTTCTCTTTGTATCCAATGTTCATAAAATTGTCCGCCAAAAACAATTCGATCACCAGTTTCATCTTGGAATCGATCAGAAAAACCAATAACTTGTTGCATATGCTGTTTAACTTTATCGATCCAAAATTTAAAATCTTCATCACTTACTCTTAAAGCAGCACTACGAGCTTTTTCTTCAGCTATATGAAGTTGTTGAAGAAGAAAATCATATTTTCTTTTTGCCGTAAATTCTTTAGGTCCACCAGGAGTATCCCGACCTGATAATTGACGTTCAATTATAAAATCATATAAATCTTGTTGTGGATCTTCAGTTTCATCAATAATACTTTGAAGACGACGTGCTTCAGTTCTAATACCTTGAAGCTTTTGTCGAATAGTTCCAAGAATTGTATCTTCAAATCTTCCAATATTAGAGATAAAAGATTTGTAAACAGGTTCATAAGTTTTCAATTGTTTATGTGTGTAAGCTCGTAAAATTCCAATTTTATTTATTTCAAAGCTATGAGCTTTTTCAATTTTTTTAATTTTTTCATTATAAGCTTTATCAATAGCTCTTAATTGTATTTTATCTATATTATTACGAAAATTCTGCATCTTTCTCTCAAAAGCTTCTTCTTTTTCCCATTGTTTTCTCTTATGGATAGATACAGCAGTAGCTAAAACTCCTAAAGTAGCAATAACAGTTCCCGATATCCCTCCAAGCCCAACCAATGAACCTAAAGCAAGAACTGTAGCTCCAATAGCAGGAACAAGAAATATTTGAAGAGCATCAGCTAACCCTTTAATAACCGCTGTAAATAAAGAAAAATCTTCTCCAAGAAATTCAAAAACTTTTCTTAAAGCTTTACCAGTAATATCAACTGTGAAAAAGTTTTTAATTTTATTAATTTCAACTTCAAGTTTTTTACCAACATTACCCATTACTATTTCAACTTTTTCACCATAACTCTCAGCTGATCTTTCAATTTCAGCAAAAGCTTCATTTGCATTCTCAAGTCCTTGACCTAAAATAGTTAAAGCACCTGTTGTAGCTCTTTGTCGGCCCATTAACCGACCTAATTCAACAACATTACCTTGAACTTTATTTTGTAATGCTCCAAAAAAACCAATAAGTCCCTTTCCTGCAATAATAGTTTGACTTGATTCATAGCCCAACTCTTTAAAAAAATCTTTCATTGCTTCAGTTGGACGAATTAATTTAGTTAAAACATTACGAATAAAAGTTGCTGTCGTTGCATATTTAATACCTTGAATTGAAGCAGCTGCCACAATAGCATTAAGTTCTGTCATCTTAACACCTAATTTAGCAGCTGGAACAGCTATTCGGCCATAAACATTAGCCATTTCAGAAGCACGAACGCGACCCAATTCAATTGTCTTAAAAAATTGAGCAGCTGCTTCATTAGCTTCATTAGCAGGTCTATTAAAAGCATTAAGAGCAGCTGTTAAAAGATTTACGGAATCAGCAACTGATGAAACTGAAGTAACAGCAAAACGATTAGCATCATTCATAAATTCAATAGCTTCAGTTCCTTCAGCTATTTGATTAGATATTGCTTGGTAAGTACCTTCAACTTGATCTAATAGATCAAGTCCCCAAGCATCAGAAACACTCCTAAGACTGTCTCTCCAACGTTCAAAAATAAGAGGTTGATTTTGAGAAATTGTCTGAACTTCAGATATTTTTTTCTCTAATTCAATAACAGCAGAAACTGCATCTCTTATTTGTCTAACCATTGAAGATACAGCTTGATGGAAAAGTTGAACAGCTAAAAGACGTGTAAATGAGCGCCAAGAGACAGTTATCTCCTTAACATTTTTAGCCATTCGTTTTAAAGCAGGATTAGTTCGTTTATCAATAATTCGAGATTGTTTAACAAAAACAGCAGCTTGTTTATCAAAATCTTTAAGTTCTTGCTGAGCATATTTACGATGAGTTTGACCTAATTTATCACGTGCATTTTTAACATTTAATAATTGATCACGTATTTTTCGTAAATTACCTTGATAAGCAGTAGCTTCGCCAGCATTAACTTCCTGCCATATTTTTTTAGTTTCTTCATGTGATGTTTTTGTACGGGTTTGTAATTCTTTTAAAAGACCAATTTGTTTTTTAAAATTTTGAGCTTCAGTATTTGTAGCACGAGTTCTAAAAAGTTGTTCCTGGCTAAATTTACCAGTAACCATTTTAGCTGTTGTCTGAACTTGTTTACTAAGTTCTTTATTTAAAGCTGCAACAGCTACTTTTTGTTTATCTGTAGCCTGTGCTGAAGCAGTGGCTTGAGCTTTAGTTTTAGCTTGAAGGGTATTATATTTACCCATTTGAGTTGTTAATTTACTCATTGATTTATTAAGAGATTTTAAAACTTTTTCTTGTGTATCAAATCTCTTAACAACATTTCCAACTTCTTTAGTAGCTACTGCTTGAGCTTTGGCCACTTTAGTCCATTCTTTAGCGACCTTTTTTAATTCTTTAATTAAGCTACTAAAATCTGCTGATGCTTTTACATCTGTCATTACTAACTCCTAACTCGAAGATCAACTGTTGAGTAAGCATTAAGAAGAATATTTAAATCTTTAGGTAAATAATCAGTATAATTAGTTTCTATAAATCTTATAAAAGCTTGTCGTCCAGCTTCTAATGTTTGCCAAGTAGGTTCATGGAACCAATATTGAAACACTTTAATACGAAATTCAAAATTTATAAGAGGTTGATTAACATTACCAAAAGTTAATGTATAAGCATTATAGCCAGCTTTAACACCAGCATCAATATCCCTTTTACTATTACGATACCATGTTCCACTAAGTGTTTCACGACCTTTTCTATAAGCTCGTTTTCGTCGTTGGACAACTACATCAATAATTGTTGTACCTACTTCTTGGGCTAAAGGTTCAAGAGAAGCAGCTGACATACCAGTATCAATAACAATGTAATTTTGGACTATTGTATGTACAAAAACTCGAACTGCTTCTCTTGTCAATTCTTGAATCTGTTTATGGTGAGCTTTAGCATAATCAGCTATTTGTTTTTTAAATCGAGTCATATTGACTCTTGTATAGCGAATAGTTGTTGGCATTATCCCATTTTCGCTCCTACTAAAGCAGCTTGTTGTTCAGATTCGTCATACTCTCTAATTTGATCATAAGCAATTAAATGAGCCTGTGCCCAAACACTACACTTATCCCATGATTTCTCAGATCCAGGAGGTAAGATTTTAAAACGTTCACAAGCACGCCAGATGGCATAGTTTTCTGATCTATATTTAGGAAACTTTACCTTTTTTTCTCCACCTGACGACCAGCTAAAAAACTTTTAGTTGCTTGATCAATTTTATCTTGATCAAGTCCTTGAACTTCAGAATAAGCTTGCATTAACTTTATTTGCTCAGGTTCTGGAAAAGCTTTTTCAAGTTCTTTCATATAATTTTCCCAAGTATCTGGCTTCTCCATATCGACAGTTTCCCATTCTAAATCTTTTGTAATACTTATAGATGTAAGAAATTGCCAATATACTTTTTTTAAACCCCAAGCATCAATAGCTTTTTTAAATTCTGGATTTTCTACATCTGCTTGTTTAGTTCCTCCTGGTAAAAGTTTTATCGGAGGTTCAGGTATTGGACATAATTTATGAAAGTCCTTATCATCTAAAATAGCCTGAAATTCAAAAACTAAATCATCACCATCTCTTGGAAAAACAACAGTTTTAATATACGGACCTTTTAATTTTTTACCTTTAATCTTCATAAAAATCTCTCTTTCCCTCGTTATTACCCTAACGAGTAAGGTAGCGGGCGGGTCACCCCGCCCTTTTGTTGTCATTAAATTACTGAGCAGCTCTAACAATAGTAGGAGTAAGAGCATTACATTTACCAGTACAACTAACAGTTCCAGCCCTGAGATCATGGTCAAGAGTCTCATATCGAAAATCTGGAAAAGTAATTGTTTCTTGATCACCACAAGTTGTTGGTACAGGTGCATAAATAACTTCTATATCAATAGCATAAGGCCGACAAGCATTACCAGCTCCAGTATCTGAAGAAACCCAAGTACTTGCTTCACCAGTATTTTTAAGAGCTTCCTCAACAGTAGGTGTTCCACTTGCAGCCAAAGCTGTTATATAGTCCCAAATAAAATCAAAAGATACTTCCATTGGAACTTGATCCCCTTCTCTGACTTCATCTAAATTACCACGATCAAGGACATATTCAATATTTTTATTCTCTGAATATGTTAGATTTCCTTCACCAATGGTTATTGAAATCTCTTCAGGAGTACCAGTTCCATCTTTAATCTTAAATGTTGTGTTTTTAAGATCAATGATTGCGAAAACAGGTATCCAAGGTTTACAAAACATAATCTACTCCTTTGTTAAAGATCAATTTCAAAATGACCTTCCACACTTGCTTGTAGTAATGGAAGTTCAGGTTTTATTTTTCCAAAGTGACTAATAACCAATAATTCGTTGGATCGAGCATTTTGAATAAGTGTGAGACAACCAATTTGAGAATCATCATCATCTACTCCATTCCCATATTTATAAACAGGAATAAGAGTAAAAACAGAACCTACTAATCCAGTTTGACGATGAATCAAATGGGTATCATCAGTCATCACAATTTGAAGTAAAATATTAATTTCAACTTTTGCTCGCCAATTATCCTTTGTAAATTGTTGAAAATAAGGACCATCAACTCGCAGCTCTATAAAATCTTTTTCTTCCCAAGTATCTCTTATCTCCCCTTCTATAAACATTTTTTGATCACTAAGAGAAGTTTCAAAATGTTTGGAAATAGAAGCAAAAATCCAACGTGGCCAATGGTTATTCATCAACCTTCTCCATACTTTCTAAAAGAGTTACAGTTAAAATAAATGAGCGTCCATCAACTGTCGGGTTTATATTTTTAATCTCATAAGAATTCTTTTTATGAATAAATTTTGTATTATAATCAATTTCAAAATCTAAAGGGAGATCTTTACCATCAATTAAAACTGTTCGAGTTTGAGTATTAAAAAATCCCCCATAAGTAAAATTTTTGTTACTTGCAATGAAAGACAAGTCATAGATAAAATCCGGAATCGATTTTGCAGGAAGAACAACTCCTCTCCTGATTTTCAAAATCCTTGTTTTTGAAGACTGTTCACCTGTTTCTCTATCAACTTCAGTAAGTGTTACTTTCCGAAGTTCGACGGAAGACGGGTACTGTCTTTTTAAATTATAAATAATATTTCTGACTTGTCTTAAATTGCTCATAATAACCTCTATGAAAGGAGCGGAACACCAAGGCTGGTATTCAGTACCTTAATTCCACAAAGCAAGTCAACAGTTACCATATGACCCTGTTTTACAGGATTATAAGTGATAACCACACGAATTGAAAGCCCATTATAACTGGCAACAAAACCTTGAGCACCTGTTCCTTCACGGGGAAGGGCCAAAGGACGAGTTACAAGAGCTATTGCATGGGGATGAAAACAGAAACCATATTGACCCGCAGGACCAATACCAACAAGATCATTATCAATACGAGCATTTTGGACAGGAACATCAAGAAGCATAGCAGTCGTAGTTGGACCTTGCCC